TCTTCCAATTCTTCACGTGTGATCATGGCTCGTCTCCTCCTGAAGCTCCCATGAAGAAAATGATGACTGCCGATACCACGGCGATATAAATCATGATCTTAACCATAAGCATACGGCATCACTCCTTGTAAGGTTTTTGAAATGTCAGGCTGCCGGATGGACTTGAACCACCGACCTGAGAAACTGCTCTCGCCTACTGAGCTACGGCAGCCTGGCTTTGCCATGGACATTTATGTCCGTTGCAAACTATCTCGCGCTGATCTCGTGATTTCGCACGATTTTCACGAGATAAAACCACGGGCAAGGATTTGCACCTTGCATGGCAGTTGATTTGCTCACTCGTAGCGTATATAATATACGCAAGAGGTGATTATAGAATGTACAATTCAAAACAAAAGAACGGGCTTTTATCTGAGTCGCTTGTCCAGTGCAAACTACTGGAAAACGATCTTCCTTTTGCAATACCTTTTGGAAGCTTCGATGAATATGATTTTGTCGTGCAAACCAGTCACGGCTTCAAATCAATACAGGTTAAAACATGTTATTATGACAATAGCAAAAATCGTTTCTGCGTAAGTTTGTGTACTTCTCACCGGCGAGGAGGTGAAACGATTAAAAACAAAAAATATTCCAAAGATAGTTTTGATTATTTAATAGCAGTTTGTCACAACCCCACTTGTTTTTATATTATTCCCGTAGATGTGATTGCAGAAAGACGTTCTATCACATTGTATCCTAACGGAGTTCCAGAAACATCTGTTGGAAACCCTCGTTATGAGAATATGATTGATTTTGAACAGTACAAAAATAATTGGTCCCTATTACAATGACCTATTCCGCCACCGTGGTTTGTAACTTAATTAGGCCCTTAAGTGACAAACTTATTCGCTCTCAGTGACCTCATTCACCGGAACGAGGATGATCTTTCCAGTCTCAGCGTCATGCTCGACCCTGTGAGTAACCTCGCCGCCAGCGGAAGCAAGCACCACCCAGCCGTCAATCTTGCCGGGGCTGAGTGCGGTGGAAGCTCTGCCGCCGTCGTACCGGCAATATCTGAGCGTGGTATCTTCCGGTTTGAGAATCGCATAAAGCACCGTCTGGCCTTTTGCCGTGGTCATGCCGTTAACCCAGACTCTGATCCCAGCGGATTCAAGCACTTCCAGACGCTTTTCCAGATCGGCGAGAATTGCCGCCACATCGATCTGCTTCTCATCCTTGGCGTATTCTGCCGCCATTGCAAGCAGTTCGGGAACGTCACCCTCTTCCAGCTTGCCCATTGCAAACAGCTTGTAGATGCGCTCTTCCATGTCGGAGAGCTTGTAGTTGCCAGTCTTGATGATGGATTCAAGAAATTCTTTCATGTCAGTTCCTCCTTATGAATTGAGAGCGTTGGCTATTGCCTGAGTGATTGCGTTATCGATATAGAGCTTGGTGTCTGCGGGATAAGTAACCTCAGCGTTGCCGGTGGAAGACCAGATGTTGTTTGTGCCGAAGAAGGTCTTAAATTGACCAACATCATCAAAATGATAACTATCTGGCTCCGCAAGCTCATACACGACTTGCGCTCCGGTTGTCGGTGTAGCTCCTTCGGCATACACGTCCATGCTGGAAATCCAAGTCCCCGGTAGCGTTTCTCCATCATAGGAGGCAATGTTGCCCATCGCGGAAACAACATCTGCGCTCCCGTCTGGATTGAGTGTATCCGTGCCGCCGTAGATCGTCTCAGGGAATGTAACGGAGATGGTGGCGCCTTTGTACTCCTCAAAGGATGTGGCAGTAGAACTAAGTTCAATCTGCAATTTATACCAACCGGGTTTGTTCGTTCCATAAGAACATGTAACATAGTTGACAACTCTGTTTGCGGAAGTTATAAGGGTTGCAGTTGAAAAAGCTTGTGTTGATAACGATACAGGAACATTTTCAATCGTTCCGTCAGTATAATAAACTATCGGATACGCTGTTACACTTGTTGCTGTGGTATCATCTTTTTTTATCCATGTCAGTGCAAGCTGACCATCATATCTGTTTACATTATCCCATAAATGTTGCATGTATAAGTGGTTCGGACTTGCGAAATAATATGAGCCATCGGTCTGAAGCACACCTCCATATTCAGCAAATATCCGTGCGTCAAACAGATTCTTCCCCGTCCTCGTCACCTCTGCTTCTGTCCGTCCGCTGATGGGGCAGATGTTTGAGTAGGTAGAGTAGGACGTGGCGGTCGCATTTAATTCTACTTGAACATCCTTTAACCAAGTCGAGTTTGCAGCAGACCCATAATCCCAAAGCAATTCACTGACAGTTTTCCCTAATGTCGATGTATTTGTAAGACTTAAAAATGATGTAGAATTGTTAAGGGATATTATAACTTCCGTGTCATCGGAATATTTCCATTTTAATCTTGCCCCCTGACTTCCGGTTGCGTTGAGTGTTTTATAAGCAAAACTAATGGTAATCTGCCCTGTATATCCAGATGTGTTTTGCCATATTGGAGTACCCGATTGAATAACGCTAACATTAGCGAAATACCACGAACCATCACTCTCATGCTGTGCGCCTGCGTTTCCGAAAACAGTATCTTGGTCAAACTTATTTACTCCACCACCACCGGGCCACGGATGATCGTAGCCGTGAAGATCCTGCACCGGCTCAATCTGAGCCACCAGCGACTTGATGGGCATAGAGTCCGCACCATCTGAGAACGAAGCGATTGCCCCGGAAGCTGTCTCCAAGATCACCGGAGCTTTGGCGTCAAGGCCGGTTGTCGGGTCGGTGACAACACCCTCCAAATCACTTAATTGGCGAGTTAAGTTATCCACCTCTGCGGTCAAATCAGAGTAATCAGAAGGGATCGAATCAATGACTTCATCGCCCTTATCCTCAATAGCCTGCACTTGTGTAGCACCGGCCTGATTAACATTTCCAACTTGTGTAGTCCCGGCCTGATTGACTGTGTTGACCTGAGTGCTACCAGCGGAATTGACATTCTGAGCCTGAGTCGTACCAGCACCGTTAACAGCGTCAACAGCATTGGTCTTAGCAGTGCCAACCGCCTCGATTGCATCATTCTGTGCGGCCTTAATCGGGCCTTGTACAAGGTCTTCTTTATCCGCTTCTGTCAGATCAGCATAAGTGAGTTTATCACCCTTCGGAATACCAAACTTGAAAACGCCTTCATCATACTCTGCCGTTGCTGGCTGCCCAGGTTCCAGAGTAGTGGCAGTTGCGGACACATCCACCAACATTCCAGCCGCATCTTCGGCCCGCTGCGCACTCTCGGCTGCGCTTTCTTCAGACGCTTTTGCTTCGGTTGCGCTCTGCGAAGCGTTCTGAGCGTTCTGCTGAGTTTCTGCTCCAAGACCAGTCAGATGTTCAACCCAATTTTCATATCCATCAGGCGGCTCTTCTGCGGTCTGTAGGATGTCACGCATCACGACCATCGGATAGATGATCGTCTTCGCAAGACCACCTTCGACATACCACATAAGCTGACATTCACCAGCACCGACATAGGCAGTATCAGTTTCGATGACAGTCCATGTGAGCGTGTTGTTCTCCTGAGTCACTACTGCTGGATATGCTGACTCATCCTGTGACCGCTTGACCGCGAGGACTGCAACACCACTTCCATAAGCCTCGACCAGATATGACAGATCAAAGGCGATCTGCGTGGTTTCATACGTTCCGCGCCGACCAATGACTATTGTCTGCGGCTGGCAACCAGACGTTTCAATGCTTAATACAACCATAAGTAATCACCCCTTATACTGGATAGCATCCAATGCCAGAACAATATGTGGTAGCCGGACTCCCGAAACCAGATACAAGTCCATCAGGATCAATTCTCATAAACACCGCACTCGTCCCACCAGCGTTAGTCCACGCAAGGTCTGTCTGTGCTGTCGGTCTAAACCCGACTGGCATGTAAAAGAGTGATTGTCCTTCCGGTAAAAGAGGTACATCGTTATTCGATACTATCTTCAGAAACACGATATTCCCCACTTTACGATATTGGGCAAAGTTGACGTCTGGATGCTGAACCCATCCGGTATCTGGCAGAACTATTTCCTTTGCCACTTTCTTTGTTGCGGCATTCTGATAAATTACAAAATAATCTCCGTTGTTAAGTTCTGTTGCGGTTGGCAGTTCTGCGATTGTCTTGCCTGTCAACTCAGCCATCTTGATCACCTCTTGCAAGATTCTCCAATGTGATAATGCACCCGATCAGCTTGTCCCAGTCATCAAACCCGACCAGCTCAGATTTTTCCGCGAATAAAGTGCGCAAGGTCTGTGATACAGCAAGCAATTTTTCTTTCATGTTGTTTCCTCCATGAGCGCAACAACGACAGAACCACCCGGCTTGAGATCGACGCCTTTGAATATCGAGTACCCGGTAAAAACCGTTTCATGCTCGTCAAAAATGTGAGTCAAAGTTTCGGTTTCTTCCGGTACGGTAAACGTCGCCAAAATTTCAGCCATTGTATTTTCAACGACTTCAAACCGGAGTGCAAAGTCGATGGTAGACGGTCCGCACCAATCAATCTTAAATTCTTTCCCGGTTGCTGTGATAATCTTCTGCATTTTATCGCTCCTTAATCATAGGTTGCTCCACGAACATAATTTTGCGAGTCAAAATACAACGATTTCCCATCAAGCCAAATCACAGATGCTTTTAGATTGCTGAATGTCGCGCTACCAGTAAAATATCCGTTCATCGCTTCAATGTTGCTTTTGTTAACGCCAACCTGATCCAGCGTCCCGGTAAAGCCAACATTCCCGTATGAGACAGTACCGGATGCAATCGCTCCTCCTGAGCCTCCGTAGATAGACCCAGTACCATATTTGCCGGAACTTATCGACCCATCATATATCTTTGATCCATTCAGCGTGTTATCAACGACTTTCGACCCATTGATACTGCCAATGTTCGCGTTCTCAACAGTCAGCACACCGTTGACGATTGTTGCCCCGCCGATGTTACCGCTGGTTGCAACGATCTCTCCTGTGACCTTCAGCCCGTTCTTGGTAGCCCTCATAATTTCTGAGCCGTTGGCATACCAAAACATTCCAGCCGTTGTCATGCTCCATCCAAACGACTGATTGTCTCCACCAGTGGCAGATACCTTTGCCGCAATCTCATCCGCTTGGATAGAAAGTGTAGCTCTGACCTCTCCAATCTGCCGTCTGAACGTGCGCTCCTGTTTGGATTCATACTGGTACTCGTTGTTGATCTCTTCTTCATAAGGAGCAGACACATTTGCTGTCATCAAAGGAGAGTGTGGCGTGTCTATAGAATAAATTACTGCATTCTCAGCATTAACTGATGCGGTATCACCTATTTCTGTAGCCGGGTCAAGAAGTGTGGTTGAATTGAAAGCCTGATACTGAAATCCTCTCAGCTTTAATGCACTTAAAATGTTTTCTGCCATAGCTTGCGTTCCGACAGGAGTGGAAACATTCAGCACAAGCCCTGTTGAGTCACCAGCATCATATATGATCTCTGAGCCGTCATCACTCTGCCCGACATACAAACTCACCCCGGACACCACATTCGATTTCTTGCCTAAGAAAATATTCTTTGAATTGGTTTTACTGATCGAAATGTCAGACAAGAATAAACCACCCCTCATCACCAAAGAGCAACGCTGTTGTTCCGTCATCATCAGCAAGATAGTTACCAACAATATTTGAGTCATCGTTCCCATATAACGGGACTAACAGCAAAGTATTTGATGGCGTGATCACAAAATTACCGCAATATGCAGTCGCAATCTGTGACAAGACCTCTCTTTCGGTATAGTCTACCGGGAGATTAACCATATAGTTTGCGGTCATCAACGCAACTGTTCTGCTGTCAACTGAGCAGCCAATGTCTGCCGCAATTTCACTCACTACGTTTATATCAAGATAAGGCCATGCGTGATTCGTGTTTGGATACATCTTTTCCGTTTTTAGCATCACATCAAAGGCGGTAATGTCTATTGAGTCAACAGAATTGTATGATGTGTTTCTCTCTTGAGTGTCAACGTAATATGCTCCAAACTGCAACCATTCACTTGTTTGAGCCGCATTTTTCGCTCGGTAATATACAACGATTTCTGCCCTTTTCGGAATCGTGAACGCTGGATTCTCAATTGTTAATCGTAATGTTGCACTAAATACTCCACCGATTGACGGAGCAGATTCACTCATTCCAATCCGTTCGCTTGATACGGACATGATTTGCGCTTCAGTCAGAGTATTTCCTGTAATACTGATCTTTGTTTCAAACCAATGCGGTTCAGCAGATACAATCTGCTTATATAACACTGATGTCGGAATCATTTGATCGCCTCACAGTTCTGTCAAGGTGATAGATTCCATTTGACTCCACCTTTCACCACGATAATAGCACCTGCTTAAATATTGAGCAGCCTGCTGATCGATTACCATGCTTGCATTGACATAAGTTTGAGTTTGGAGATCAAAGTATCTCACAGCACACGGCATAGTCAAAAGGGCAGTACAAGCTGTTTCGATGTTGGTTGCATTTTGTGGATTAAAATCAAAACTGATTTCACCCTTATTTCGCAATAAAGCAACATGCGTGATTCCATCCATCGTCATAACAGAATCAGAATAAACTGGAATTTTGCTTGTCCGATAACTGTCACGCTCAACCATAGGAGTGAAATCAACACCGTTTATCGTCAATGTATAATCCAGCATCGATTACACCCCCATAGCTCTTGCTGTGCCACGCTGATATCGTGATACAGACTGACCGATGATTCTGCCGTCTAATACAGACTGCACTGTGATCATGATCGGCTGGTCAGACTGAGAAGAAGCAAACGCTTCTTTGATGTCTCGCATCAGATTGTCTCTACCATAGACCATTTCCGCACCGTTACCGTCACCAAATCCGCGATTACCTACAACAGTAGGCTGGCTAAACATATACGGTTGCTCATAGGCTTTTTTATACCATTCAACCGAAATATCAGGAATTGAAACAATTCCAAGATCGCGCCAATTAACCTTGAAATGCGGCATCCTAATATGTGGAAAACTGATCTCACCAGAAAACAGTCTTTTGATACTATTAATTAAATTGCTTATTGTATCAACTGCGGACTTTATCGGTCTTGTAATCGCTTCCTTGATACCGTTCCATGTATCTGAAGCAGTTTCTTTGATTCCGTTCCAAGCGTTCGCAACGCCTTCTTTCATCCGCTCAAACGACCTGACAGCATCCTCTTTTGTGCGCTCAAAACCTTCCTTGATGCCGTTCCAGAACTCCACAGCTTTCTCTTTGATCGTGTCCCAGTTTTTATACAAGAGAACACCAGCCGCAACCAAGGCAAGGATCGCCAAGATCACAACACCAACAGGAGATGCAATTAATCCTATTGCAGCTGACAATTTGCTAATAAGAGACAGCAACGGTGAAATCGCCGCAACAATAGCCAGAATAGTAAGAATCAACTGCATCTGCTCAGGATTCAGTTGAGCAATAAAATTCAAAACCTTCTCAACAGCACCAGAAACTTTTCCGATCACAGGAGTCAACGCTTGAAGTGCCGCCGCTCCTGATTTCGCCATCGTTGCCATGCCCTGTGCTTTCAGCTTATCAATCTGGTCATTTACCTCATTCAGCCCATCAAGAGTTTCCTGATCCAGAATCAGCCCAGCGTTCTCAGCTTCTTTGCCAAACTCCGCAAGAGCCGCGCCACCATCATCAATGACTCCAGCAAGCTCGTTAGCAGACTTGCCGAAAAGCTCCATTGCGACCGCATCACGTTCTGTTTCGTTTTCAATCGATGACAGATATTTGATGGTATCGTTAAAGATGTCAGAAGTTGAGCGGAAATTTCCGTTCAAATCTCTGGTTGCAATGCCAAGCTCATTGAACGTTTTTTCACTCGTTCTTAACTTGTTGGTCATCTTCTGAGCCGCGCCGACAATGGTCTCCATCGACACATCAATACGGTCGGCAGCATACTGCATTTTTTGCAATTCAGCGGTAGTAAATCCGCTCTGCTTTGCCATCGTATTAAGGTCATCGGAAAGCGTAGCGGCTTTGTAAGCCATACCGACAATCCCGGTCAGCGCACCAGCGGCGGCAGTTGACAATGCTTTTGTCTTCTGAGCCGCTTTTGCAGTTGCTTCAGATACCTTTGATGCGACAGCAGAAACCTTTGCCAGAGATGCGTTGAAATTCTTTGCGGCACTTTCAGCATTTTTTAGGTCATTCGTTGTCGCTATAATCTCACGCTGTAAAGCCATGTATGCTTCGGAGTTTTTATCAACTCCTTGAGCATCCATTTGCTTTTGTGCGTCCTTCAAAGCATCGAGCTTTTCCTTTGTAGCCTTGACCTGATCCGCAAGAAGTTTCTGCTTCTGCCTGAGAAGTTCCGTATTTGTCGGGTCGAGCTTCAGCAGTTTATCAACGTCTTTAAGCTGGCTCTGCGTGTTTTTTATTGTGGAGTTTACGCCTTTCAGCGCAGACTGTAGCTTTGTGGTATCGCCACCAATCTCAATGGTAATACCAGCGATTCTGCTTGCCACGGTCATTCACCACCTTAAAATTTATCAAAATCGGCTTGTGTCGCTTTCTGACACCATCCGTTCCAATCATCGTTTGCTGCTTCCGTAAACATATCGAATATGACCCCGATCTCCAGAAGCTCAAGATCATAAATTGACAGACCAAGCTGAACACAACGCAATAAAAATAACGCTGTGTTCATATCTCGGTCTGTCGGTCTTATTCTTTTTTTCCAACACTCATGGTGTCGGTTTCATCCGACCACATCTCCATCAAATCAGGAGCAACTTCAATAATCGCAGTCGGGGACTCGAAAGAATCAAGCCAGTCATCAATGCTCGTCCCGGTTGAGATCGAACCTCCCTGAAGAGCCATGCAGTATGCAAGGTTTTCAAAAACATCGATTCCAACAAGATCACCTGTCGGTGTGACGGCTCTCTGAATATCAGCGAACACATCACTCTTGAACAGGCTTCTGTACACCCTCGGAGTTGAGCCGGTTGCTTTCAGCTTGTATTCTTTGCCGTCTATCGTTACGACTTTTTCCATATCAGGTCGCAGACGGCTTTACAACCGCAGAGAAGAAATTCTCATAGGCAGTCGCACCCTGTTCGGCTTTAGCTTTGACAACTGGCTTCTGCACACCGCCGACCGTCATCATCTTTGCAATAGCTGTAAGACTGAGCGTTTCCGTGGTCGGCTCAATAGTCTGCTCGGTTGTCTGGCTGGCAAGAGTCGGTCTGGTTGCCTTGCAGTTATAAAGGACATGACGCACAGCGTGAACGTCACCCTCAAACTGGAACATGAAAGCAAACGCTTTCGGCTTCGCATCTCCAAGCTCATACTGAAGTCCAGAGGCCTGCTCCTTAACTTCTCCCATAACATCAGTAAGGAAAGAATCAGGGATCAGCGCGATTTCCAGATCGCCGGAATAACCGTTGTTGGAAATGCTGACATAATAGTCCATGTTGTCAGCGCGGAAGTTGTTGGTCTCGCCTTCCTGATCGAGCGACAGGTTCACAGCACCGGGGATAGCAACAGGAGTCCCATAGGTGTCTTGCTCTTCATCAAGCACCGCATAGTAGCAGTTTGAAAGACCATACTTGACTTTATTAGGCATTGTCATTCTCCTTTGTTATTACGATTTCGGTCGTATATGTGACCATGTTCATTTTCTCGGTATCGAGATATGTTTCATTCCTGGAATATACAAGACCGCTGCCGTTAAGCGCATCCTCAACAGTTTGCTCAAGCGCAAAATCTTTGTTATCAGTATAT